GTTTAAAAATAATCTGTAATGGTCTTTTTTTGTTTTCTTCATTTCAATTGAGTTCATAAATATACTAATTTTTAGTTAACAATTCTTTTACTTCTTTACTTAATTTGTATTTAGATTCAATATTACTGATATTTCCTCCGTTTTTAATATAAGCTAATGCTTTATCAAAATTTGCAGTTCCTTTATTTAACCACTCTTTTTCAGAAGATGTTTTACTATCTTTTCCGTGAGTGTTTGTTGTATCTGCATCTTTGGTATCATCAATTAAGAAAAGTCCGTTTAAAGCATACTTTCGTGCATAAGATGAACTGCTTCCAAATGATTGTGCTATATCCATTCCTTTTCTGTTTATATCAATTCCTGCTTGTGCTTTAACGTGTACTTGATTTTCTCCATCTGAAATAATTGCCATTGCTTCTACAAATGTAATTCCTGCAACTTCTCTTATTTCGTCTGATATTGTTAGTGTGCAATTATGTTTCTTTAGTAGAGGTTTAACTGCTTCTAAAATATCTTCTTGACTTCTGTACTTATACTTTCCAAAAGCATTGTACTGATTTTTTGGTGCTTTTAATTCTGCTTGAATTTTGTTTAATTTTTCCATTTTATTTTAATTTTAAGCTATTTAATATTTCTCTTTGTATTCTTTGCTTATTGTATTTATTATCAAAACTTTCTGTGCTTGATAGTAACCAATAAATTCCTTGAAAGAATCCTAATACTGCTGATATTGGTGCAAATATAAAATATAAAATACCTCTACCAATTTGTCCTGCGTAGAATTTGTGTACTCCAAATCCTCCTAAAAATAATGCTAATAATGCATAAGTGTTCTTGTTTTTCATTTTTTTAATTGTTTTTAATTAATTCTGTTAATACTACTTTTTTATATTCTTTTGGGCAATCGTCATCGCACAATTCTAAAATATACCTTTCTAATTCAGCTACTCTTGATTGTAAAGTAACTATTCTTTGATGCTGATAATCTACTAAATCTTTCATAATTTTATTGCTTATTGTTATTTATGCTTTTGTTAATTTTTTTTAGTTCTTTGATTACCTCATCTATTCTTAACATCCAAGCACCTACCCATCTTATTAATATGATAGATATTATGAATATTGCTATTCCTATTATAATTCCAATTGCTTCCATAATTTTTAATTGTTTTTAATTATTGTTATTGTTTTACTCTACAAATATATGTTGTTTATTTGAATCAATATGTTAAAGAAAAGTTAAGAAAATGTTAAAGTTTATTTTTTACATAAAAAAAGCAGGAAATCAATTAAGACTCCCTGCTAAAAACAAATATACTAAAAACAAAGAATGATTATCTTTTTATAAAGATACAATTTTTTTATCTATTACTAAAAATATACTTATTAACACTTATAACATTGATGCTTTAAAGCAATCTCTACTGCAATATGTAATATCCTTATTCATTAAAGCGCCACATTCAGAACACTCAAATTCTTTTTCGTCTAAATAGTTGTCTAATTCGTTGTCAAATGCTTCCATAATTATTGTTTTATTAATTTTCTTTTATTAACTCTTTGTTCTATGTCTTTTAATAATTGGTATTGGCTAATACTTAATTTATCAAATATCATTAAAGACTTTATTATTTTCTTTTCATTATTAGTAACAGGTTTATTATCCATAAACGTATTAAACTTTCTAATAATAGATGGAGTAATACTTAAATTGATTAATTTATTACCTAATAAAGCTAATTGATTATTTCTTGAATTTTCTTGAAGTCTATTATCATTATAAGATTTAGAAATTTTGTTTACTTTAAATCTATTAGAATTATATTCTGTTTTAATAGGTGTATAAATCTTTTGATTTTCAAATAATAAACTATACTTAATATGTAAAGTATTTTTTTCTAAATGATTTTCTTTGTAATTATTAAATGAATCTATATCTTTAAATTCTTTTAATAAATCTTTTCTACCTTTTGTAGTTGTTAATGTAATTTTTGCTTTTAATTTCATTGTTTTTAATTTATAATTTACTCAAAACCTAAAGTTTTTTTTGCGGTTTGCCGCTGGTGTAAATGTATATAAAAAAAAAGAACTTGAAATAAAAAAGTTATTAACAGATTTTACTTTATGTATTTATCTACTAATCTTCTTGCAAAACTTCTAAAACCTAAAACATCGATAACAATTGCACCTAATACATATTTGTACCAATCAGGGAGCTTATCTAAATTTTCATAAGAAATTCTAATGTCATCAGCAAGGTTTGTATAATTAGATTCTTTAAAAGCTATAATAAAAGGAGTTATAGTAGCTATAAATACAGGTATTAAAAATAAATAAGTAATAACCTCATCTTTAAATGTCTTACTTTTTTGTTGTGCAGTAATTAAATCAATTTGATTGTCGCTATCTGTGTTAGACATAATTCTATCAACATTAGCTTTTGTCTGTGCTTCTATAATAGCAAAATCTTGCTCTTGCTTTAATATTTTTAATTTAGCTTTATTTTCTAAAGCCTTTTTACCAATACCTAATAAATCTGCTATGATGTTAAATATTCCCATACTACTATTTTTTTCTTTTTTTGATTTTTTTTATTTTTTTGCAAATATTATAAATAGCAACTATCATAAAATACACTATAAATATTACTAAACCTTCCATTTTAGTAAGTCCAAATTACATCTTTACTTTTTCCATTATCCAAATCTACGTGCAAAAATGTATCTGCAATACCTATTCTTGTAAATCCAACCTCTAACAAAGCATTTAAGACAATAAAACGTTGTCTGCTATTAGTAACACTAATATCTACTGCAAGTCCCTTTAAATGGCTTGAATTAGGCTTACCACCTATTTTAGCATTATGTTCAGGGCTTCTATATGCTGAATTAATTACAAATGGAATACCAGCTCTTTCTCTTGCTTCGTCTAATTTTAATAAGAAAGTTTTATCCATCTTATCTAAATTATCTAATTCTTTAAAATATTTTGTCATAGCTTATATTTTTTTATTCTTTTTTAAAGATTGATTGATTTTTATTAAGGTATACATTATTGAAACAATAAGTAATATTATTTTTAACATCATTTCAATATTAGATAAACTTAAAGTAAAACTTAATATGTTTAAAATAGCTAATTTTATATCTTGTTCATTCATAACTTATCTTAATAAATCGCCAATCTCGTTAGCAACTGCTTTAAATCTTTCTAAATTGCCTTTAGGGTCTTTTAAATATTCTTGATATTCTACAGTAGTTAATGGACTTACATAATCAACTCCTATTAAAGCTAATATTTTACCATTTCTATAATATGGCACTACTGCAATAGCTTCTATTCCTTGCCTTTGTAATTCTAATCGTGTTCTAACATCTTGTACACCTCTAATATTTGGGTGTATCATTCTGTAATTAATAACATCTCTTATCCAATTAGCGTATAATCCAACTGGCACATCTTGTAATCTTTGTGCTTCGCTACTTATCCCTGCTCTTGTTACTTCAAAATCACAACTCATTTTAGACTTATGTTCACCATTGTAGTAATTTACTCCATTGTGAAACCTAAAGATATATGCTCTATCAGCACCTGCATTTTCCATTAAATCATAAAGTGCATTTTCTATTAAAACATCACCATCTAATCTTTCTATAATTACATCTTTGTTTAATAATTTATAGTTGATAAGATACTTAATTTCTGTCTTAAAACTATTTATTATATATATGTTAAATAACAATAATAATATCCACCATTTTGTTTTGTTAAGTGCATTTAACAACCCCTCATACTTGTTCATACCTCATTAGCACTTTATGTGCTTTATTTTAGAATATTACTACTAACCAATACAATATAACAGATAAAGAAGTAAAGAAAACATCTAATATTTCTCCTTGTCCTTCATCTGTGATTATATCATATAATTCTTTAAATATACCTGCACTAACTACAATAATTGATGCCCAAATAGGATTTATCAATATACAGAATAATGCAAAGCCTAAAGCACCACTATAAAAATGTGCTAATTTATCTCTACCTATTCTATCTTGGTGTGTTAATATTTTCTTTATTAGTCCTAACATTAGCTTATTTTATATGAATCGTAGTTTAAACCTAAAAATGAATGTACTCCATTTCCAGTTACATCAACTGCATAAGACTTCCAACCATAAGGGTGGTCATCAATACCTTTCCATAAAACGTCTACGTGATATTTAGAAGATAATACAGGCGCAACTAATTCGTTACCATCTTCATCGTATTGACCTTGTTGTTCTACTATATGACCTAAATGTACAATAGTATGTTTGTGTGTTGGATATTCGTTTCCATCTTCATCTTGTGCAGTACCTAATGCGTTTATTTTAGTTTCTGCTTGTTCTTTTGAATCAAATTCGTATTTCGCTATTTTAATCATAATATGTTAACTTTTTTTAATTTTTTTATCTTATTGTGTTTGTTATGTAAAGATTTACTCTTGTTCTTATCATAAGGGTAAATGTTACACTTAACTTGTTAATGCTGCAAGTTCTGCGTCTGTTAGTGCTTTGTTGTAAACTCTTACGTCTTTTATTTTCCCATAAAAGAAGTTGCTTAATGCGTTACCATCAGCTAATTGAATAGTAGTTAAAGAGTTTGCTGTAAAACTACTGCTTAAACTACCATTACCTAATTTTGTTCCATTTACCCATAAATCAAAATTGTTTGTATTGTCATTATACACAATAGCAAATTTATTAAAAGTCAAAGCGTTTGTTATACTTATTGTGTGTACAGACGAATATCCTGAAGGTGTTTGCGCAAACGCTACTACTTGATTGCCACCAACATTATTTGTGTATTGTAAAACAACTCTGTTTGTGTTTTCACTACTATTTGAAATTGACGCTATAACTCTTGATGTTTCATCATTGGCAAGTGCTTCGCTTTCTACATATAAAACACCCTCTGCTTCACTAAATATACTATCGTTACCTGCACCATTACAAACATCTTTATCTCTCGTTACAACACTACCTTGTGTTGGTATGTACGAAGTAGCGTAAGAGCCAGTTTCAACCATAGCGCCCCATAGATATACTCCACTTTTTCCATCACCTAAATAAGTGAAAATACTATTACTTTGAGATAATCTAACATATAATCTGTCTGTTGAATATGGCGCATTAAATTTGATTTCACAACGATACCAACCATTACCAAAATCTTTTATTGTTGCAGTTGAACCATTTACTGTTCCAATAGTACCATTTTCAAGATTAAAGGTAGCTTGAGATATACTACCATTTTGCAGTTTTATCCAATTTCTTTCTCCTTTTTTTGCAAAAATCGAATAGCAATAATCTTGACCAACAGTAGTTGATATTAGTTCTGAATAAACTTGATGGATTGTATCTAAAGTATTTTCGCTTATTTTATTTGCATTAGAATATCCACTTGGGGATACAAACCCACCAGTTTGAAAAGAATTAGCCTTTACCCAATAAGAATTACTAAAATCTTCTGAATAAGTAACTAAATTAGTTCTACTCGGCTCTAATAATAAAGCCCCTTTACTATCATCTTTATAATCTACTCTTGGTTGGTCTACACCTACTGTTTCAATTAAACCATCTTTGTTTACTCGTGTTGCACTACTTACTCTATCAAAATTAAATAACAAAGGTTTGTAGTTATTATTTTCATCATTATAAGCAAGAATAGCACCCTCTTTTCCGTACCATTCTCCATTCCCAAATTTTAAAGTATTACTCATATTATAGTGCGTTTAAATTTAATTCTGTTACCATTTGGTTTAATGAACGATAACTTGTCATATACTCTAATTCTACGTCTGTTAATGCGGTGTTATAGTATTGTAATTGTTTTGTTTTTCCATAGAAGTCATTTGAGCCATTTGCACCCTCAAATTGCAATCTTAATAAACCAATAGGTAAAGACGTTATTGTGTAATCTGCATCGAATAAAAATCCGTTTATATATATTCCAAAAGTGTTTGCTTTATAAATTACTGCAACCTTATTGTTATCTGTTTGACTACCTACAATAGCAGTTAAACTACCAACAGTAGCGCCTCCGCTACTCATAAAAGCTTTTATCCTTCGAGCAGTTTCATCTACTTCTATTGTAACTCTGTTATTAGTATCAGCGTTTGCGTGACTTATACTAATTCTTCTTGAAGTTCCATCATCAGCCAAAGCACTTATTTCCGTATACAAAACACCTTCACTATCATTAAATACTTGCTCGTTACCTGCTCCTTTGCAAATATCTTTATCTCTTGTCGAAGCGCTTCCTTGTGTTGGAATATATGATGTAGCGTATGAGCCTTGTTCTAATTGCATTCCCCAAACATAAAAACTACCTGTATATGGAATCTTTATTCTGAAGATTGCGCTGCTTGTAGGGCTGTTACTTGATGTAATACCTATTCTATACCAATCGTTTCCATAATCTAAAATGAAAGCAGAAATAACATCTCCGCCAAGTGTACCATAGCTAACTTTTTCTAAATCAAAATCAACTTTAGTACTTGTCGAAACCCCAACGCCACTTATCTCTAAATTAATATCTGTTATACTTGCTTTTTTAACGAATAGAGAATATGTTACATCGTCTGTTGCTGTTGGTAAATCCTTATAAAAATCTAATACATTATCAGATGTTGTTGTTGTTATTTTAGAACTACTATTATCTCCTTTTGGAGATGTAGTATCTGTTGTGTTTGTATCGACTGTTGTTGTGGGTGACTTGTAAGAAAAACCTCCAGTAGCAGTTCCTTCACTTAATTCAGAATAAAGAAATAAATTAGTTCTACTTGGCTCTAATAATAAACTACCATCTGCACTATCTTTAAAATCTATTCTTGGCTTATTGTTACTTACTACTTCAATTAAACCATCTTTATTTACCCTTGTTGCACCAGATGCTCTTTCAAAGTTAAAAGGCAAAGGTTTATAGTTTCCGTTCTCGTCATTATATGCTAATGTTGAGCCTTTTTTAGTTGCCCAAATTCCATTACCAAATTTAAATGTATTTGCCATATCTTATTCTATTGTGTATAATAAATCTCTTGCCATTTCTCTAAATGACCTCCAAGAAGTTAATGTTTCTAAATCGCTATTGTTTAATACTGTGTTATAAACTCTTGCATCATATATTGGTAATCTTTCTCCAGTATCAGACACGGTTCTTAATTGCCCTAATAACAAGTCATTCATATTTGCATTAGCAGCTTGATTTGCAAAATTAGTTTTACTAACGATAGTTCCGTTTACAGCCAATTTTCCACTTGTAGCACTCTCCATTACAAGTGCAGCTTTATATTTTTGGCCATTAGTTAATGTAACTCCGCTAATAATATTTTCAGTTATACCATTTGCTCTTGATTCTGACTTAACAATGTTGTCAGTATCAACAAGTATATTAAAATAAGAATTTGAAACAGAAGAATTTAAAAAAGATATAGCAAACCTATTTCCAACTATATTTTTTGATTCAACATATAAAGTAAAAGGATAAGAAGAACTTATAATTGATGTTGGTATGTTGTTTTTAATACAACTTTCCGATACTCTTGTAACTGAACTTCCACTTGTTGGTATGTATGAAGTTAGGTAAGAGCCTTCTTCTAATTGTGCGCCCCAAATGTAGATGCCGCTTGTGCCATCTCCTTGATATGAACTTGTTGTACCATTTTTTGAAAGCGAAAAGTCAGCCCCATAAACTCCACTTGTTTCAGTTACACTACATCTAAACCAACCATTAGGCATTGATTCTATTGTAGCTACACTTCCAGCCGAAACTTCACCTACTGTACCTAACGCAACATTAAAATAAGTTAGTGTACCACAATTTACAGCAACCCAATCTCTACCATCTGACTTTGCGAAAAAAGATAAAGTTCTGCCTGTTCCCGATATTGCCTTAAACATTTGATGATTTGTACTCGTATCTTCAACCAATTTAAAAGCATTAGAAGTTCCATCAGGCGAAATAAATCCACTTGTTACACTTAAACCACTTTTAGTCCAATAAGCATCGCTAAAATCTTCTGAATAAGTTAATAAATTAGTTCTTGCAGGCTCTAACAATAAACTTGGACATCCACTAACAACACCATCAATCATTGGATAGTTTAGTCTTGGTACGTTACTACCTACTGTTTCTATTAAGCCATCTTTATTTATTCTTGTTGCAATAGTTGCTCTTGAAAAATCAAAATCACCTGTACCATCATTTGGTAAAACAGAATACACTTTTGATGCTTTATACGCACTTGGTATTAATGCTAAACTTGGTTTTGTTGACATTTATTTTTTTTCTTTTTTAGTTAAGTATTTTTCTAACTTAACAATGTTACCTTGTTTTGGCTTGTAAGTTTTTTTCATTATAATACCCAATTTGAACTATCTACATCTTTGTCTGGATAAACATCTGATTGTTGGTTTTCAGTATATTCAGGAAACTTTGTATTATCAAAACAAATATAATCTACAAATCTTCTTGTATAATATTCTGCAAAGTCCCTTTCTTTTTGTATTAAAAAATCAACTTCGTCTTTACTTACTGTTTCTGCATTTTCAGAACTATGTTTAAACACACCTCCGTTTTTAACTTGATATGCTGCAAATGGTAAATAATCAACCATCGCATAATGTATTAACATAGGTTGTATATAGTCAGTTACTAATTTTAAATAATCTCCAGTTAATGTATCGTTAATAATATCGTTTTCAATTCTTTTATACAACTTCGTTCCTAAATAGTTTTGTATGTGTATATCTTGAGCAATAGAAATAAACTGAATAAATTTATCTGTATCAACATTGCCGTCAATTATAGTGTTTTTAACTAAATCTGTTCTACTTATAAATAGTGCTTTCATTTTATCTTTTTTTATTTACAAAACCATTATTAGGCATATCTGTTGGTCGCATAGCAACTTCTTTTTCATTTACTTGTGGATTAAAACCTTCTTTTTTAGCTTTATTTACACTTACCTCTGCTTTTGGATTACCTACATCTGGCTTAACTTTTGTCCCTTTAGCCATATATGTTTTACGCATCCAAAAATGATGGCAATCTCCTCCACCTTTATACAACCAAATGTCATAAGTATCAGCACCATTTAAACCCCAACCAGCATTTACTGCTCCTTGACTCATCGCTTGTATATCTTCTTTACGATATATCTTTTTAGCACTTACCATTTTTCTGCAAAATTCTCTACTATTAGAACTTGCTCTTAAAGGAGCATATTGATAACGAACTTTAAATTTAACACCTTCTTCATTTTGTCCGTCTTGTTCACTTTTAGCATTTGGTCTTGCAGTACCTGTTGTAGCAAAATTCCAAACTTTTGATAATAGACTTTCTTTTTTAGTGTTTAACTTTTTTATTTCTTCATCTAATTCTTCTTCTGTATCGTAATCAACTTTTCTTTCATCAATTAATTCCCAATTTTCTAAATCCTCATCTTCTCCAAAATCTTCTAATTCAGAAAACATTTTAGACATTTTAATACCAGTTTCTTCTTCTCTTGTTTCTTCGTCTTTTACATTATCTAAATCAGTAAATTCTAAAGGTTGTAGTGTCTTAAAATATAAGTTTAATGATATACCATTAAAAGCTAATATTCTATCAAGAGCGTCAATCATAAGATCTTGAAATGGTCTTATAACGGTATTGTCCATTAATACAGAAGCGGTTTTTAATTCATCTGCATTATTACCTAACCCTGTTGAGTCTTTTATACCTAATAACATAGGAGATACAACTCTATGAGATACCATTATTTTCTTTTGTGATTCTTCACTCAAAAATTGGTATTGATTATGAGCATCAGATAATTGAACTGGTGTAATATCGGCAGCACTTTCTTTGTTGTCGTTAAATGCTAAAATAAACTTACCGCTATTTGAACTTCCTGCAAACT